AATAGACATGTTGTAAATGGTCGATTAGGTGATATAAATTAAATTATGGCAGATAATATTGATAAAGGACTCTATCAAACAGGAGCTCCTGAACTAGAGATTATTAAATCAGATACAGAAGTACAGATTGATGGACAATCAATTCCCACTCCTGAAGGAATGGAAATTGAAATAGATGAAGATGGAGGAGCAACTCTTGACTTCGATCCAATGTCCGAGATTCCTGAAGAAGTAGAATTTTATTCGAACTTAGCTGAAGTGATGGACGACAGAGATTTAGATCAGTTGTCCGATGAATTGTTAAGTGAATTAGAAAACGATCGCTCATCTAGAAAAGATTGGGAAGAATCTTACATTAAAGGATTAGATCTGTTAGGATTAAAATACGAAGAGAGAACCAAACCCTTTGCAGGAGCAAGTGGTGTGACTCATCCTTTATTGGCTGAAAGTGCTACTCAGTTTCAAGCATCAGCATTCAAAGAGCTCTTACCAGCGAACGGTCCTGTTCGCACAGCAGTTATGGGAGAAGAGACTCCTGAAAAATATTCTCAGTCACAACGTGTTCAAGAATTTATGAACTATCAGTTGATGAACAAGATGGAAGATTACACACCTGAGTTTGATCAAATGTTATTTTATTTACCTCTTGCAGGTTCGACATTTAAAAAAGTTTATTACGATGAGTTAATGGATAGAGCTGTTTCAAAGTTTGTTCCAGCAGAAGATTTGGTTGTAAATTATATGGCTAGTGATTTAGATTCTTGTGAAAGAATTACTCAAATTATTAACATGAGTTACAATGATTTTAGAAAAAAACAAGTCTCAGGGTTTTATAAAGATATTGAAATAATGCCTTCAGACGCAGATCCTTCCGAAGTGCAAAAAAAATATGATGAGATGGAAGGTCTTCGTCCTTCTTATATCGATAAATCTATTCGACTATATGAGTTTCACGTGTCTTTAGATCTAGAAGGTTTTGAAGACAAAGGTATGGACGATGAGCCTACAGGAATTAAAATACCATACATTGTAACTATTGAAGACAACTCAGGTAAAGTAGTAGGTATTAGAAGAAACTATGAAAAGGGTGATGATAAAAAATTAAAGAAAAGATATTTTGTGCATTACAAATTTTTACCAGGGCTTGGTTTCTATGGCTTTGGTTTAATTCATTTAATTGGTTCTTTATCAAGAACAGCTACAAAAATTTTAAGACAATTAATAGACGCAGGTACTTTGGCAAATTTACCAGCAGGATTCAAGTCACGTGGACTTCGAATGAGAGACGATGATCAACCTATACAGCCAGGAGAATTTAGAGACATTGATGCACCTAATGGTGATTTAAGAAATGCTCTCTTACCCCTACCTTACAAAGAACCCTCTCAAACTCTATACAGTCTTTTAGGATTTGTTGTTCAATCTGGGCAAAGATTTGCTGCTATTACTGACATGCAAGTTGGTGATGCAAATCAAAACGCTCCAGTTGGTACAACAATGGCATTATTAGAGAGGGGCTCAAAAGTAATGTCAGGTATTCACAAAAGATGTCATTACTCTCAAAAAAGAGAATTCAAATTATTGTTTGATGTCTTTGCAGATTATTTACCTGAAACATATCCTTATTCTGTAGAAGGTGCAGATCGAACTGTAAAAGCTGAAGACTTCAGCGATCGTGTTGATGTATTGCCAGTCTCTGATCCAAACATATTTTCTACAACTCAAAGAGTAACTCTAGCTCAAACAGAATTACAACTAGCACAAAGTGCACCTGATATTCATAATATCAAAGAAGCTTATAGAAGAATGTACGAAGCTCTAGGTGTCAAAGATATTGATCAAATTTTAAGAAAAGATAGTCCTAATGAGCCTAAAGATCCAGCCACGGAGCACGCTGACTTACTCGATGGTAATTTACTGAAAGCCTATGAGGGACAAGATCATGATGCTCATATTCAAAATCATTTAATTTTTGGAACAAATCAAATGGTTCTTGGTAATCCTCCAATGGCAATGAAATTACAGAAACACGTCTTAGAACATATTTCTTTAAAAGCAAAAGAACAGACAGCATTCCTAGTACAACAACAACAAGTTCCTGAAGATCAAACAGACAATGTTATTGCTAAATTAGAGGCACAATTTATGGCAGAAATAAAACAAATGTCTGCTCAGTTAAGTGGTCAAGGTAAGCCTGATCCTGTCATACAACTAAAGCAACAAGAATTACAACAAGACGCACAAAAAGATCAAATAGATGCGCAAGTGGATCAAGCAAAGCTACAATTAGATGCAGAAAAACTTAAACAGAAGACAGCGATTGATCAAGCAAGAATACAAAAAGATTATGATATTGCAGATAAACGTGCTGAAGTTCAGTACGACAAGATGACAACGCAAACATTAAATCAGGAAAGAAGAGATGCCACTAACAAACAAAGGTAAAAAAATTATAAAATCTATGAAGAAAGAGTATGGAAAGAAAAAAGGAGAGCAAGTATTTTACGCTTCTAAAAACAAAGGTACAATAAAGAAAGTAGAAAAGAAAAGTGGAAAGTAAATTAAAAGCAAAGTATGTTATGGATATTATGGATGAAACAACAAAACTAAGAGTTCAAAAAATTATTGACAGCACAAGGGATTTTGTTCAAGAACAAGCTGAACAAGGTATTGATCTAATAGAGTTAGCGCAAGTTATGCTTTCAATGAGTCGAGAGGCTATGGTTGATGTTTATGGAGAAGTTGTTGCAGATAGTTATATTTCACAGCAAATTAGTTATTTGAAAAATCCTGAAAATAGTCTAACATTACACTAATGACTAAACGATTAACAAAAACAACTCCTCCTAAAAAAGGACCTAAGTCACAAGGTATGGACATTCCTTATGGAAAAATAGTACCAGTTGGCGCTGTCCCTGAGGATAAGAAAAGTAAACGTGGCTATGGAATAGCATCAAAAGGACTTAAATTCGAAGGAGTATTCTAATGCAAAAATGGATTAAGGACCTTTGGGAACAACACCCAAAGAAAAAATGGCTCATAATCGGTGTAGTAATCGGTTGGGTAATCGCTCAATATATCTAATCAATGTTATCTAAATTATTAGGTGGATCTTTAGTAGACACTGTCGGTAAAGTTATTGACAGTGTCCACACTTCAGAAGAAGAAAAAGGTCAAATTAAAATAAAACTTCAACAATTAGAAAACGAGATTAACTCCAAGCAAATGGATATCAACTTAGCTGACGCTAAGTCCACTGCCACAGGTATCGGTGGTATCATGCAGCGATCGTGGAGGCCCCTCATCGGGATGTCCTGTGCGTTAGCTATATTTTGGGAGTATGTCTTAAAACAATTTTTAGTATTTATATTGGCAGCATTTAGTGTAGATCATGCACCTTTACCTGAACTTGACATGTCGACTTTATTCCCACTCGTCACAGCTTTACTCGGAATGGCGGGGCTTCGCAGCTTCGAAAAATCTAAGAAAATTACGAAATAGTGGAACAGTTTGACTACAAGGTAAAAAAACTTATTCAACAAAAAATTGAAGATCAAAAAGAAAATTTGTTGAGTAGAAGTCTGAGTTCTTATGAGCAGTATCAATATGAACTTGGAAAATTACATGCTTTAGAGCATTTATTAATAGACTATCAAGAACTAAAAAAAAAGGTGATAGAAGAATGAGTAAACTAATAGTACCAAGTTATTTAAAAAATAACGACAGTAAAAAGGAAGAAAAAAAGAAAGAAAAAGAACCTGCTATGGAAAGAGTTCCTCAAGCAACAGGTTGGAGAATGGTAATTTTACCTTATAAAGGGGTAGAAAAAACAAAGGGTGGTTTATTACTTACTGATAAAGCCATCGAGGAACAACAACTCACTACTAATGTGGGTTTAATTTTAAGTATGGGTTCTGATGCTTATGCTGATAAGAATAAATTTCCTAATGGACCTTGGTGTAAAAAAGGCGATTGGGTAGTATTTGCCAAATATGCTGGCTCTAGAGTCAAAATTGAAGGTGGAGAAATACGTATTCTTAATGATGATGAGATATTAGCGAAGTTGAAAGATCCAAAAGACGTACTAACTATCTATTAAGGAGATAAAAATGACTGAAGAAAAAATGGTAGACCTTGACACTACAGGAGAGGGTCAAGAGGTTGAGCTTCAAGAAGAAGAAAAATCTACTGAAGAAAATAAAGTCGAAGAAAAAGTAGAAGATTCTTCCGAAGATAAAAAAGAAGTTTCAAGTGAAGAAAGCTCAGGTGATGATTCTAAAGAAGATGGTTTAGATAAGTATTCTAAAAATGTTCAAAGAAGAATTAAGAAGCTTTTAGACAGAGTAGAAAAGACAGAACAAAGAGAACAAGAAGCTCTTCGTTTTGCTGAAACTGCTAAAAAAAAATATGAAGAGTACGAGAAAAAAATTAAATCTCTTGATGAAAATTATATTTCAGAATATGAAACAAGAGTTCAATCTCAAATTGAACAGGCAAAAAAATCTTATCAAGACGCTCTTTACAATAACGATGTTAATGCTCAAGTTGATGCTCAAAGAGCTTTAACGAGACTAGCGATTGAGGAAGAAAGAGCACTTGTCTCTAAACAACAAAGAGAACAGCTCTTAAAACAACAAGAAGGTTTGATGGCAGAAAAACCTAAAACGGAACAACCTGTTCAAAGACAACCTGATCCCAGAGCTGAACAATGGGCAGAAGAAAATTCATGGTTTGGAAAAGATGAAGCTATGACTTTTACAGCTTTAGCTCATCATAAAAATCTTTTAAAAGAAGGTTTTGACCCAAAGAGTGATGAGTATTATTTGGAAATAAACTCTTATATGAAGGAACAATTTCCTAATAAATTTACTTCTAAAGAAGAAGAAGTAAAAGAAACAAAAGAAAAAGCTCCTCAAACGGTTGCTGGAGCTTCTAGAACATCAAAATCAAGTGGTTCTAAAAAAGTAAAATTAACTCCTAGTCAAGTAGCAATTGCAAAAAAATTAGGTGTACCTCTTGAAGAATATGCAAAATATGTATAGATTGGAGATAATATGGTAAATAAAACGTCAAGATCTAATGATACTAGAGAAAAAACAGCTCGTAAAAAAGGCTGGGTTAGACCTTCTTCATTAGACGCACCCCCAGCACCTGAAGGTTTTAAACACAGATGGATAAGGGAATCAGTCAGAGGATTTGATGATACAAAAAACATCATGGGAAAATTACGAGAAGGTTGGGAATTAGTCCGAGCTGACGAGTATCCTGATTGGCAACTTCCTACCATTGATGATGGAAAACACGCTGGTGTGATAGGGGTAGGTGGGTTACTGTTAGCTCGTATGCCAGTAGAAACTGTTGAAGAGAGAAACTCTTATTACAAAAACTTAACCGAGAGCCAAAAAGAGGCTGTCGACAGCGATCTACTGAAGATTGAGGATCCTCGGATGCCGATCAGTAAACCCCAAAGACAAACCAAAGTAACTTTTGGTTCAGGAAACAAGTCGTAATCGGCACGGTTTGTTAAACGACCAATACTAACAACGTATTACAAAGGAGTAATATTATGGCAAATCAACAAGG